CATTTAAATAATTTAATAAATTTATTTTTATGTTTTATATTTACAGAAAGATTGATATAAAAAATAATTTACTAAATATACAATGATTTCAAATACAATGACTTCAAATGAAATTACTTCGAATATAATGACTTTAAATGAAATGACTTCAAATACAATTACTTCAAACTCAACAAATTTAGACATAGAAACTTTTTCCAAATGGGATGAACTTGATATAGATCCTAAAATATTAAGAGGCATTTACTCTTATGGATTTGAAATTCCAAGTCCAATACAATCTAAATCTATAATATCTATTTGCAAAGGAAGAGATATTATTGCGCAAGCTCAATCAGGAACGGGAAAAACTGCTTCATTTACCATTGGAACATTGTCACGCATCGATACAAATTTTAATTATATTCAAGCAATTATATTAGCCCCCACAAGAGAATTGGCGACACAAATTACAAATGTTATCCAATCCATATCATGCATGATGAATAATATTAAAATTAAAACTATCATTGGAGGAACATCGATCTCAGACGATTGTGATGAAATTAGATTTAATCAACCACATATTATTGTTGGATGTCCAGGACGTGTCCATGATATGATGAGACGAAAATATATTGATGGAAAACAAATAAAAATATTGGTAATGGATGAAGCGGATGAAATGCTATCGCAAGGATTTTTAGAACAAATTAAAAATATAATTTTAAGTTTAAATAAACAAACACAAATTGCTTTATTCAGTGCTACATTGCCGCCAAATATTTGTGAAATTACAGATAAATTTATGCAAAATCCAATACATATTATTGTTAAAGCAGAAACGCTAACATTAGAAGGAATTAAGCAATTTTATATTGCTGTCAATAATGATTATGAAAAATATTCGACATTGAAGGATATATATCAATTTATATCAGTATCGCAATGTATCATTTATTGTAACAGTGTTAATCGCGTAATCGAATTATATAATTCTATGAAAACAGATAATTTCCCTGTTAGTTGCATTCATAGTAATATGAATAAAAATGAAAGACAATCATCATTCAATGAATTTAAAACAGGAGCTAGTCGGGTATTAATTTCAACAGATATTACTGCCAGAGGAATAGATATACAACAAGTTAGCATTGTAATTAATTTTGATGTTCCAAAAAATATACACACATATTTACATCGTATAGGAAGAAGTGGACGATTTGGAAGAAAAGGATGCGGAATAAATTTAGTAACATCAAGAGATATAGATAAAATGAAAGAAATAGAAACTTATTATGCTACTGAAATTAAAGAATTTCCCAGCAATTTTCAAATATAAGGTGTTTATATATTCATAAAATAAAAGGAATTCATCAAATAAAATGTATTCATAAAATAAAATGTATTCATAAAATAAAATGTATTTGTAAAATAAAATGTATTCATAAAATAAAATGTATTCGTAAAATAAAATGTATTTGTAAAATAAAATACATTCGTAAAATAAAATGTATTCGTAAAATAAAATATAATTATATATTTTATTTTATAAATGGACAAAATAAATAAAATAGATTCTGATGAAAAGAATAATATTAATAAACTTGAAATTAATAATGAAATTAATTCTCATTTTGAAAAAAACTATAATTTTAAAAATCCGATCGAATATAATAACAAAACACGCATACTAGATGAAAATATAATAAAAACATTAGAATTAGTTGATTCTATTGATAAAAATGAAATTTCAATTTATGAAAATATATTTTTAACAAATAATTATCCTTCTAAATTATCCATGAGACAAATGGCAAAATATTATACAACTGATAATAAATATCTTGAACAGACCCAACAACTTATAAAAAGCATCGATTGTAAAAATATTATACGTGATAATAATATTGATTTAGCACTTACTTATTATGATGAAATTAAAAAAGAAACTGGATTTCATGAAAAATATTTTTATTTTGATTTTGAATTTGCCAAACAATTTAATAAAAATCAAATGGCAATGACATTTAGTAGCATTTATAATATAATGTCTCCTATTATATCATTATGTGTTCCAATATTAATATTAATTTTGCCAATTATTCTCATTAAACTTCAAGGAAAAGATTTTAATTTATCCGAATATGTAAATATTCTTAAACCATTGATTCAAAAAACATCACTTGGAAGTTTATTTATGAATTTTGAAAGTTCTGATGGAACAAAAAAAATATATTTAGTGTTATCAGCATTATTTTATTGTTTTTCTATTTATCAAAATATATTAAGTTGTGTAAGATTTTATTCCAATATTCAAAAAATTTATAGTTATTTGTTAACATTTAAATCATACATTGATAATACATTATTAAATATCAAATACTTTTCTTCTTTATTAAAACAACATGACACTTACAATGTTTTTACCAAAGAATTACAAGATAAAGAAACACAATTAAAAATTATTTATGAAGATTTCAAAAATATAGAATCATTCGAAGTTAATTATAATAATATTTTAGAAATTGGAAAAATCATGACGACATTTTATAAATTATATGATGATGATATTTATGATCAATTATTTATTTACTCTTTCGGATTTAATGGATATTTACATAATTTATTAAATATTAATGAACAAGTAGTAAATAATAAACTTCACAAGGCAAAATATATTTCTAAAAATAAATGTCAAGAAGAAGAAATTGAAACTGAAAAACTAGAAACTGAAAAACTAGAAACTAAAAAACTAGAAACTGAAAAACTAGAAACTGAAAAAACTGAAACTGAAAAACTAGAAACTGAAAAACTAGAAACTGAAAAACTAGAAACTGAAAAACTAGAAACTGAAAAACTAGAAACTGAAAAAACTGAAACTAAAAAACTAGAAACTGAAAAACTAGAAAGTAAACAAAAATCAAATAATAAAAATAAAAATAAAAATAAAAAAATAAAATTAATTGTTGAAAATATATTTTATCCAAAATTTATTAATTCACAAGAAATAATTGTGAAAAATGATTTTAATTTAGATAAAAATATAATTTTAACTGGTCCCAATGCTTCGGGAAAAACTACATTTATTAAATCTCTATTTTTAAATATTTTATTATCTCAACAAATTGGATATGGATGTTTTAAAAAAATAAATTTTATTCCTTATGATTATTTTCATTGTTATTTAAATATTCCCGATACATCAGGACGTGATAGTTTATTTCAAGCCGAAGCCAGACAATGTAAAAATATTTTAGATTTTATAAATGATAATGACTCAGATGAAACACATTTTTGTATTTTTGATGAATTATATTCTGGAACAAATCCCGATGATGCCATTATAAGTGCTAACGCATTTATAAAATATATTTCTTCATTAGATAATGTATGTTTCTCTTTGACAACACATTATGTAAATTTATGTGAAAAAATAAAAGAATATTCTAAAATTAATAATTGTCACATGGGAACAATTAACAATAAAGAAACGAATGATGTTGAATATACTTATAAATTATTAGATGGAATATCACAAGTTAAATGTGGGTTGCAAATTTTAAAAAATATGAAATATCCAAGCGACATTTTAGAAAATTTAGAAAAATAATTTATTTTATTTTATTTTATTTTATTTTCATTCTTATTCTCATTCTCATTCTTATTATATTATTTATTTATAATAAGAATACAATGACATTATCAAATTTAGATTCATCTGTAAATTATCCAGATACAATGAAAGTAGAAAGTATCGATAAAAATTCTAATAAAGAAATTTATCAAATTGAAATTTTTGGAGTGGATGTTCTTATAACTCTTGGAGAACCAATAAATAAATTTTTAAAAAAAAATATAATTTATTTACCAATTTATTTAATCAAATATAATAATAAAGTCCTTCAAATCGGTGTTTATGAATTAGATAAAAGAATAATTTCTTTTAATATTTTAGATGATGATAATTTATTAACATTTATTTCAGAAACATCGCCATTATTATATTCATTTGTTGATAGAGATTTTATTTTAAAATTATATTTATCTCCTGAAAAATATGAACAAGAAGAAGAACAAAAAGACAAAGAAAAACAGATCCAAACCAACCAACTCAGTAGCAAAGATGGAGATATTTTTACAAGTGCTAATGATATTTTTACAAGTGCTAATGATATTTTTACAGTTAAGAAAAAAAATATAAATATTCTTCCAACTGAAACACCAGAAGATGCCAATGTATATCGTAGAAATTTTGCGTCTGCCAGAAATACTGCTAATTATTGGATGCAACAATTTATGAAAAATATATTTTATCAAGAAATTGACAATGAAGGATGTGGTGATTGTTTTTTTTCTACTATTAGAGATGCATATAAGTCTATTGGCTTAGAAACAACTGTTGCCAATTTAAGACAATTAATCTCTGAGAGAATTGCGATTGAACAATTTAATACATATAAAACATTGTATGAAGATAATAAAAAAGAATTGGAAAATATAAAAAATAATATCAAAGACAAAAAAAATCAATATGCTACATTAACACGTCAATTAAATGACACTATTTCAAGAACCGAAAAACAACAAATTCTTGAAATAAGCAAACAAATAAAATCTGAAATAACTGAATTAACCGATGTTCAACATATGCTAACAGAGTCAATTGATAATTATAAATTTATGAAAAATATAAAATCATTGGAAGAATTAAAAAATGTTATTAAAACCTCAAATTATTGGGCGGATGAATGGGCGATTGGGCAATTAGAAATTATATTAAAAATAAAATTTATAATTTTTTCAGAAGATAATTATTTAAGAAAAGATGTATTAAATGTTCTTCAATGTCAATCCGGTTATGTTTCTGAAGAAATAGAACGTAGTAATAATTTTGATGTGAAATATTACATAATGTTAAATTATGGAGGTTCGCATTATAAATTAATTACATACAAAGATAAATCTATGTTTACATTTAATGAATTACCATATGATGTTAAAGTATTAATTGCTGATAAATGTTTAGAAAAAATGTCTGGCATTTTTTCTTATATTAAAGAATTTGTTGACTTTAAAATTAAATATGAAATAGAAAAAGAAACGCAACATGGAGGAAATAGAAAAATGAATAAATATGAAGATGACGATGAAGATGACGATGAAGACGATAGTGATGGCGATGGCCAAGTGATGGATGAATTATATCAATTTGGTAAAAAAAAATTATGGGACGACGATGTAAAATTATATTTTTATAATAATTCATCTGATTTAATTCCAGGAAAAGCATCAGGAGAAAAAATACCAAAGAATAAAATAAAATCATTTTCGAAATTATCTAAAATAAAAAATTGGAGAAAACAATTGGATAATTTTTGGGTACAACCATTCATGCTTGATAATAAAACATGGGGATCAGTAGAACATTATTATCAAGGATCTAAATTTAAAAATGATAATCCTAAATTTTATGATAAATTTTCTATTGACAGTAAAAGTTCATTGTCAAAAAATCCATCAAAAGCCAAGGAATTAGGAGAAAATAAAAATAAAAGACCTGAAAAAGTTAATATTGATAAAAATTATAATAAGACAATAGGAAATGTAAATATGTATTCAGCACAAGAAGCCAAATTTAGCCAGCATGATGATTTAGCTAACACTCTTATGGCAACAAATAAGGCAAATTTATATTATCATAGAAAAGGAAAATATCCCATACAAAATACAAATTTAATGCTCATACGAAAAAATATGATGAATTAATAAAATATGTATTTAATATAAATGTTTGCAATGTCAAATGTTTCAACAATATTGAAAGAATATTTTCCATATAACAAAAATTATAAAAAAAAATATAATTTAAATTCTCTTTTTAAAATTTATAATGATATGAATGATGGATTTAATTTTATTGAAGAAAATGATAAAAATAATTTTTATAAAATTTCAATCGACACAGATTTTCAAAATCCATCTGATTTTAATTCAATACCCTCACTAATAAAAGAAAATATAGAAAATAATTTATTAAATTATTTATCTTTTAGTTTTATTTTATTTGAAAGAAAAATAAAAATACATTTTATTCTTTCAGAATCAATTACAAAAAACATAATTAAAAAATATAAAAAATTTGTAATTTTAATGAGTGTGTGGTTACACATAATTTCAAATAATTCATCATATGATTGTTCAGAAGAATTAAATATTTATATTTATTTGTCAAATAGTTTGAAACAATTGCCAATAACTTCAAATATAATTTTAAATCAAGAACACGCGAATACAGCTTTTACACGATTATGTTCTGAAATTATAATATTTAGACAAGAAGAATGGTTTAAGGTATTTATTCATGAAACAATTCACAATTTCAATATGGATTTTTCTAATGTAAATAATCAAAAATGTAATCAAATTATAAAAAAAATATTTTATGTAACTTCTAAAGTAAATTTATATGAATCATATACTGAATTTTGGGCAAGAATAATAAATTTATCTTTTATAAGTTACGTACATACAAATAATTTTAATAATTTTACAAAAGTATTTGAAACACTAATAAATATAGAAATATCATACTCAGCATTTCAAATGATTAAAATTTTGAATTATATGAATTTAACTTATGAAAATTTAATTTTTAATTTTCAGGAAAATTATAGAGAAAATACAAATATATTAGCATATTTCATTATAACAAATATATTATTATTTAATTATGTTGATTTTTTATCTTGGTGCGATAATAACAATAATAATTTATATGATTTTAAAAAAACAAATAAAAATTTATTAAATTTTTGCGAATTTATTAAAAATAAATACAATAATCCAAAATTCTTGCAAAATATAAATAAAATAAATGAATTATTTGAAAAAAATAATAATAATAAAAATAAAAATAATAATAATAAAAA